CGTCGAATGCCGTTTTATGCCCATGAGACAGATTGAAAGTTGAGCGTGGAATATTTACGCTCGGTGTTTGGCTGAAGTCGTGTTGTGATCGCATTAGTCTGTTAATCCAGGTTTGTCGACGCCGTTAGCCGGCTCGAGTAATTGTCCTTGCGACGCTGCTTCCGTTCCTGTCCATAGGCATTCATTTGCCTCGTCCGTGAGATCACCGTTCACATTGTCGAACACTCCCAGCCGCCATAGAGAGTAGTGCTCGGGATGTCTCGAAATTGGATGATCGACCGTCAAAACGACGTCTTGGAATTCGCGTTTTACGACATCGTCCGTCGTTGAGCAGAAAGGTTTTTCATAGATACCCGCACATGAATCGAAGATTGCGTAGCATTGAACTTTCATTAGAGATTCCTCTTCAGTTGATTTTCTTTTGCTCGCGCGCAGATGTATTTATCACGAAGGCGCTCGGGCGTGAAATCCACCGCGTGATCGGTAATAAATTGTTGTCGGATCTTCTTAATATCCTCAAGTAGTGCGGGGTTTTCTTCGGCCAGGATATTTTGATAGTAGCGGGGAACGAGCTCTCGGACCCCGTCCCCGGGCACCGGCGATTGATCTGACGGGAAGAAATCTGTTTTGTATTTTTCATAGAACTTCGCACCTAAGCCGCTCGGTTTCCCACGCCCGGTTGACATCCGTATGAATTCAGGCATGAGCCAGTACGCTTCGCCGTCTTCGTCGCAGCGTAAATAATGATCCTGGGCTCTTTGCCCAGTGATTTTTTTTAGTGCGTAACCCGCCGTATAAGCGGCGGTTCGTATATTCAGTTCCGCCACCGTCGTGAAACCCCATGGCCAATGCTTCTCGAGTTCGGCTGATGTATATGTGTAAACTCCTTCGTCGTCTTTCCAAAGGTATTGATCGTCGAAGGAATGGTTGAAGATGCAGATGTGGTAGTGAGGCCTTTGATTTTCGTCACCGTATTCGCCGCAGTAGAAATACCGGATCTTGTGATCCTTGTTTGCTTTTCTAAGAGACCGGACGAAGTCCGAGACGTGTTGCGGATGCAGTTGCCCTTGCTTGTCGATGTGATGTCCGTTTTTATATTGCTGCTCATCGCAGCCTGACGGGTCTCGGTAAGTAAGAGTAGCCCATGAATTGCCGTATTGATCCAAGTACATGGAGGCTTCTTGGATAATGCGGATAGACCACATGAGGCGGTGATCCACACGACAACCAAGGCACTGACCGCAAGCCACCTCCATCTTGCTATGAGCGTTTTTTTTATCGAAGACCAATGCACCTGATGTTATGTCCTTGTAGCCTTTCAGCGGCGTATAACACGGCATTTAGAGACGGTAGCCACCGCGTTGATTTGGGCTTCGATTGTTTTTTCTGTGTACGCCAGAATGGCGTTTGAAATTACGTCGAGATTTTCCTCGAGACATTCTACGTCGCATTTCCTGCTCCTTTTGAAGCGTTAGATCCAGCATCGTAATGTGCTGGAGTGTTACTACTTCCGATTGCTCGAGAACGAACATAGTTCGGAGTAATTTTTTGTTTCGTAGTACGAAGGCACGTTGATGATCTCAACGTATGAAGACTGACCGTCCGTCCCACACCGCAGTGTGGTCGAACAGGCAGCCATTGAGCTGGCAAAGAGGATGACCAGCAGAATTTTTATTTTCATGGGAGCGTTTCCGTGATTTCGATGCGTCTGTGACCCCCTTTATACCATTTTTTGATGGTTTTTTTTGTTTTTATTATTCGCCCAGGACTGGGTATCTGTACGTCGCTAACTCCGCTCCGCTACGTATGTGCTCCTACAGCTAAAGCCGTCCTGGGCTCATTTTTGTACCCGGGTATAGCGATACCCGGAGTTTTTAGGTCGCTTTGCTCCCTTTTTTGTTTTTTAGGCGCACTGGGACCAGTGCGCCAGTACAGTGTCTAGTAGTCCTGTACTTTTTACGGCGTGTCCGCCTTTTTCTCGGCGTTAAACGCCTCTGTAGCGTCCTTAAGGACTTTTTGGAGCTCAGGCGATGCCTGACCATCCTCTATTTTTTCGCTCGCTACGAGCTTGCTTGCGGCGGCTAAAGCCGCCTCATGGTCGGCGTCTGGAGCCGCCTTTTTTCGTAATTGCTGCCCGGGCGCCGCCAGGGCAGGCAGTTTGTGCCTTAGGTCGTCAACGTTCTTTGGATCATTGACGTATTCGAAGAATGCCGCCGGAGATTGCCCGAATTCCTTCCGGAGTTCACCGGGCAACGCCTCGAATATCTGACGCCCTCTCGTCAGCATGTTGTTTTGCACGTGGAAATCGAAGTTCGAAAAGTCTGCGTACACGCCTTCGAATTTTGCCAAGTGCGAGATGGTCCCGGTTCTATCGAACCGAGCCATTATTTTTTTAATGTCCGTTTCGTCTTTGAATGATTGTTTTGTTCGTCCGTCCTTGTACTCAAGTTCCGGTACGAGCTCGAGTAGTTCCTTCCGCGTCAGCTTTTGTCTTTTGTCCGCTGCGCGGAGTTCTGCGATTCGTATAGACATTTTATTTCCTTATTACGCCACGGGCCGTGGAGATAGGTGATTGGAATAATTGCGCACGTCGAAGGATTCTCCCTTCCATTCCCTTGTAGATTTGCGCATCGAGCCTTTTTACTTGCTCGTCTATTTTCGTTTGTAGCATTGTTTGTATCGACACTTGTTGAGCCGTTACCGCCTCATATTGCGATTGCGTGATGTTGTTTTGAAGTATCCGCTCCGTCGCCATTACGTTTTTTTTCTCCAGTCGAGTTTTTGCTGTCTGCTCTCCTTGTTGGGCGCCGGTGACCGCCGCGCCCCCGACGCTGCCCATTGTCGCCATTGCTCCTCCCGGGCTTGACGCATCGAAGCGTCCGGCGAGTATAGGATTGAGTCCACCGGCTCTAAGGTCAGCCATCCTTCTTTGGATCGCTGTATTCGACATACGCTCCTGAAAGGCCCGGTTCTCTCTCGCGATCCGCTCATTCGACCTGTTCGCTTGTGCCTGTCCCCAGGCGGAGAAACCTCCGCCTATTAATGCGTCTATGACTGACATTACAGACGGGTTAGACCCGGCACACCGTAAGTCGGCAACGGCCGCGCCGCTCTGATTTCGTGATAGAAGTCCGCAATCATGTGCGGCTCCGTAGCGATTGCTATCGCCCGGTCCAGCGGTGTTCCGGTATTCGCCTCTATGAATGTTCCGCCCAGTGCAGGAAGCGACGGAAAGTCTTCCGACAAATGCCAAGACGCCAGCGTGCCGACCGTTGTCACACCACCAGATGTTGCTGGCCGCATGATGTTCGTCAGTTTCGAGCTCAGGTACCGGTGCTCGTCGTATCGGCCCGCGTAGCCGAATACCAGATCATCCGTAGCAGGAGTCCCCGTCCCGGTGATCCAGATTTCGGAATTAAGAACCGCCTGTTCACCGATATTTGCCAATTCGGGATATACGAAATCGTACCGTGTTGATTTTGACCAATACCGGTCCACGCCTTGAGAATAGGATATGTCACCACGAAGGTTCCCCAGGATTATTATTACGCCGTGTTCGACGAAAGACTTTGACCATGAGTGAGTTCCGTTTGCCGTTCCGACACCGGCAAGATTCCCCAGTTTATCCTGTGCCGCCGGTGACGTCGGTGTTGTTGCTGCCGTGTTTTGCTGCACGGGGTTTACCTGGATACGTGTGCTCCCGCCGCCGAGATACTCGGCCCTTTGCAACCGGAAGTCCGGTGATGTCACACCCCATCTTGCTTTTAACGCTTCCACATAACGCGTTCCAGCTCGAGCGTCCCGCTCGAGGATGTGCTGTGTCGCAAATGCCAGCCGTACGTCATTCACCGTAGCGGCCGTCGCGCTCGCTAGATCCGCGAACAACGGATTCAAGCTACTTGCTGCACCGATAATCAAGTTCGCGGCACTCGCATCCAGGAACGCGTCAGACGGCGTTCCCGCGAAATCAACACCGATGCTCACCGTTGCGCTCGTGTCGCCAATCGTTTTTACTAACGCCGTTGTACCCAAAGGTAGGGATACCGCCGTCCCACGTTGTGGTGCCGGCAGGCACGAAGTGAAGTAGTCAAAGCGCTTCCCGCGTTTGAATAGCGTCGACGTAACTTGCGCCGACCCCGGCGTCCCGGTCACGATTTGGTCGGGCCCATTCAGCGTACTAATGTTGATTGAGTCCTGCAGCGTCGCTGACCGGAACCACTCATTATATATTTTCGCCATTGCCCGGAACGGCAGACAACTAACCGGCACATCGTCCGGTATTGCTAGCGGCGGCAATCCGAAATGATCCCACTGAGAGTTCAGCTGCGTCCGGCCGGCCGCGTCTACGCCCGAACAGATCGGGATTGTGAACGAGATCGAGTCACCCGGGTCGTCTTGCGCACCATGAAACTTTTCGTGGTTATACCAGATCGTCCGATATGCGACAAAGAACGCGAACGTGTCGAAGTGCAGGTTATCCAAAATCGGCTCGATCGGCGTCGCGAGCCGCATAAAGAAGTTTGTTCGCACGTTGAAAGTGTCTCCTGGTATTACATCGATAGGTTGACAGATCGGCACCAGGTCGTCCGCGTCGAATGCCGTTTTATGCCCATGAGACAGATTGAAAGTTGAGCGTGCAATATTTACGCTCGGTGTTTGGCTGAAGTCGTGTTGTGATCGCATTAGTCTGTTAATCCAGGTTTGTCGACGCCGTTAGCCGGCTCGAGTAATTGTCCTTGCGACGCTGCTT